GCCCTCCATGTTCTTCTCCAGGGTGGTGATGGACTTCTTGACCTTCTCCGTGACCTGATCGGCGTTGGTGTCGCCGTTGATGCTGAACTTGATGACGTTGCTCATGCTTCGGTCTTTTCGAGTGTTTCGATTAGTTCTTCGTCCTCAGAGGTGAGGACCTTAAGTTCGGCTCCCTTGCTGATGGCAAAGGTGGAGTTAAGCCAGATGGCTTGGCACTCCGGCATCGTCCAGGCGCGCTCTTCCGGGATGCCGTTGGAGATTAGCGAGGCGACCACCGTCAAGACCCACGGGGTCCCGCTTGTCTCGGAGTGCTTAGCCTTCTTCTCCCAGAACTTAGGCCATGCCTCAATCAGGACGAACTTGGAAAAGCGGTCAATCTGCTCAGCGAAGTAATCACCGTTCGAGGTCATCTTGCCGAGATACCATGAGTCCTTCAGGGTGAGTTTATCGATGCGTTCGCCGGAGCAAATCTTGACGGCCACAAGCAGGTCGAGCGGACGGATCGGAACGCCCGAACGGAGGAGAGGGCTTTCGGCTGCTTCCAGCTGCACGCGGTGAAGCAGGCAGAACGGGGAAACAAAACGGCCCAGGAGTTTGGTAAGTCCTGGGTCCGTGAAAGCGGATGTGAACCGCTTGTCCATGCGGTTAAGCGCCAGCGACGCCTTCGTAGCCCACGGCAGTCACGGTGACTGCGGAGTATCCACGATTAGAGCCCTTGTCCGAAACCTTGGTTACCCAGCCGGAGAAGCTGGTCGAAGCAGAACCGCCAGAGTAGGAAGAGGCGGTGTTGACCGTCAGGGAGAAGGACGCGCCAAGGACAGGAATCGCCGAGGTTTTCGCGATGATTTCCACGCTCAGCTGACAGCGACGATCGTCGCCGCGCCAAGCGACGGTCAAGCCATCCTCATCTACGATGGTGGCTTCGGAGGTGAACTCACCGTCGTTGGTGTAGGACTGGACGACGGCGTTGGCCACCGTCGCACCGGGAAGGCCATAGATTGCGGTTACCCCTTTGACGATAGCAGCCATATACTATTGCGGATAAGGTAAGGTTAGCCCTCGGGGTTCACGACCACCAGAATGTCGTAGACTAGGACCGATGCCCAGGAGCGCTCGTTGACCCCTTCGTCCTCAGACAGGGGGGTGATGTCGTAGCAGTGGGCGTCGCCTTGGGCGGTGAACACGTCCTGCAGCTCTTCAAGGTCCTGCATGGCCCCGGCGATGGCGGCCATCCGGGCACGGTGATCCGTCAGGGTCACGTCGTCGGCAGAGTCAAACAGGGTCACACGGACCGAGCACGAGTAGTTCCCTAAGCCGTCCGGGAAGTCGTTAGGCAGGCGGGCAGAGTCGCAGAGCACGATGGCCTTGGGCAGGACGTTCGTGTCGGCGCTGTCGCCTTTGTAGATGTTGACCCCAGCCAATTCGGTCTGGGCGGTGAGGTAGGTAGCCACTGCGGCTTCCACGATGTGTCGGGCGGATTTGGTTCCCATAGAGTTATTTGGTCTTACGAGCGTTAGCCTGAGCCAACGTTTTTTCAAACCTTGCGAGCACGGCGGTTCGCATCTGTTTGACGCGGTTGCCGTAGACGATGTTCTCGGTCCCTGACTCAGATGCAACGTTGTTGATGTTACCGATCAGATTCATCACGGTCATGGAGACGAAGCCCGGGCTTCGGCTGGCGCTGAACACGCCCTGGGCCGAGCGCTTGTTGGCGTCCACCCATGGGGCGTTGTATGTGCCGAAGTTACGTTCGACGCCCTTCTTGGTCACAGGCTTGGGGACCTGCTGCATGACCGCCGCCCAGCCGGCCTTGACTCGGCCCACCTTGTACTGGCGTTCGGCGATGTAGGCGTTCAGGGCATCCGTGGACTTAGCGAAGTATTGCGGTCCGATGTACCGGCTGAACTTGGGCCAGCGCCCGCCGACCGCACCCTTGGCCTGGTCGTGGATGCTCTTCAGGTCGGTAGCCATACCGAGCACCTTGTTTCCTCGGCCCATGATTGACGCCTTGCTAAGGTAGTTCTTGGCCTTGGCCTGAGCGCGCTGCCAGTCCGTGTCTTCCATGATCTTACGCATGACCGGGGACAGGCTTTCAATCTTGGACTCCGTGACGTTCTGGTGCAGTTGGAAGAACGTCTGGGTGTCGTTGCCCTTAACCGCGTTGATGACTTGGCGTAGGAAGACCGTCCGTCCCTTGACGGGTTTATCCTGCGGAATAAAGATGCGTTTAATGTCGTTGCCGGTCTTGTTCATGCCCGCCTTGTGGGCGGCCACGCTCAGGCCACGGCCCCCGCCCTTGGGCATGGGGGGGGTAAAGGTCATGGCGTCCCGGCACATCAGCCTGATCTGCTGGCGGGTGACCATCTCCATGTCCAACTTAAGCTCATCGACAAAGTGCCTCAGCGTCGCGTTGAAGTCCGCGAGGCTGGCTGGGTCGATGGGTGTCCGCTTCGCGGCCATTACTGGTTATCGTCGATGCAGGTGAGCTCGATGACGGCGCTGGCCTGCTTGTAGGACTGGCCCTTGACCCGGAGGACCTGCCCGTTGACCGTCAGTTTCTTGCCCGGGGCTAGGGCGGCCATAGGGACGCCCGAGACGATGGTGGCTACCTGACCTCCCACCCGGCCATCAGAAGCCGTCCAAGGGGCCGTAGCGGCGGCGAAACGCACCGTCCACATCTTCTCCTCGGTGAAGCCCCCCGCGTCGAACTTGGGGGTGTTCATGGGCTGGGACAGGCCGACGAGGAACAGGTTGGCCCCGACCGTGGCCGGGACTCCTACGTCAGCCAGGAGCAATTGATAGTCTGCGAGAAAGGTTCCGTATAGGGACATGAGAGTGGGTAGGGATTTGGGGATACAAAAAAGCCCCCATTGCTGGGGGCTGTTTCAGGACTCAGCCCCGATTAGGGGTTGTAGACCGAGGCGATCGTACCAGCCGTGATCGCCTTGTTCGCACCGAACATCAGTTCCATGGAGCCGATGAGGTTACGGGTGCTCTTGTCAGCCCAGACGTTGTAGTAGACCGAGATGCCGAGGCCTTCGATCGGGACGACTTCGCGGACGAGGAAGTCGTTGCCGACGGAGTCGAGGTCCGGGGCGGCAGCGGCCATCGCGAGGGCTTCCGAGGAGCAGGCGAAACCAGCGAGCTTCGTTTCGGACGGGAAGAGGTTGGCGTAGAAGATGCCACCGTCGAAACCGTACGCACCAGCGGAGAGCGGGAGGGAGGTCGTGGCGGTCGGGATGAGCTGGGAGTAGATGCCCGGGTTCACGATGAGGGTCTTGCGACCGGCCTTCGAGACGCCAGCCCAGAGAGCCTTCAGCTGAGCGGAGCCAGGGACGACAGCCGAGTCAGCGGCGGTGACGGTGGCAGCGCCGTAGTTGGCGACGGTGATGGGGGCGGTAGCGGCGGCCCAGATGGAGTCCGCGAGCTTGTCCATGTTGATCTTCAGAATCTTCTCCAGCTTGATACCGTTCTGGATATCAGCGTAGGAGAGGCCGAAGGGCTGGTAGAGGTGGTTCAGCGAGACGGCGGTGGCGCCGAGGGTGCTGTCGCCGATGCTGTTGAAAGCGGTCGGGTTGGTCAGCGTGGTGCTGCCAGCGGTGGAGAGAGCCACCTGGACGACGTCCTTCGGGCGCTTCACGTCCGAGGAGAAGTCGGAGGCGAAGTTGCCGAGGGCGGCGAGGCGGTTCGAGAGGGAGGTGAGGCTGAGCTCGGCGACGGTATCGACGATCAGAGCGCTGTTGATGGTGTTAGGCATGGGTAGCTAGTAGGTTGAAGTGAGGGTGGGTGAAATTAGGAAAGGGTTCCGGTGAAGGACTCGAACTTGCTCTGGGTCACTTCGGTTCGGAAGCGGTGCTGGAAATCAATCTTGTAGTTGATAGGACCACCAGCAGGGGTGTCGTCGATTTGGATCGCGAAGTTGAGGGTGGTCTTCCCGTCATTGGCGGCGGCGTCGGCAGCAATCTGCGACCAAGAAGCGGTCAGCAGTTCGCCTAGGCGGGTCGTGAGAGATGCAGGAAGGGCCATGGGAATTACTTGGAGCCGAAGAGGACGGCCTTGTGCTTCTTGAGGAAGGCGCGGCGCTCAGGACCGGCAGGCATCGAAGCGTACTGCTCGGCGATGGAACCGACAGCGGCGGCGGCGACCGGGGCGGCCACAGGGGCAACGCCA